GATACGTAGACGCGATGTGAGTTGATGACCTGATTCATGTCCGCGCCGTCCGCGATTGCCCGCCGCTGCACCTTGGTCAAGTCACGGACGTCTTCAGGGCCAACCGCCTCGACCAGGCCGTGAGCCTTGCCATCGCCGGTCGGGACCGCTCGACACAGGCAACCGGGGTGGCGCGGGAACGCGATGGTCTTGGACGGCTTACCGGCCAGGGCCGCGCAGCGTTGGCAGCAGCCCGGGTTGACCATGCGGACGTACTTGATGTCGACCCGAGCAGCAATGCCGACACCGGTCGCGGCCCGGGCAGCGTCAGCGACCTGCGTGACCGTCGCCATGTCCAGCCACGACCGACCCAGCGCCAGACGGTCACCCAGCGACTCAGCGGAACCCGCGCGAGCCTTCACGACCGCCCCGTAGAGGACCGCGTCGAGGTCACCTACGGTCTGCCCGTCGACGCTGTATGCGCCCGTCAGGTGCCCGACGTTGACCGACCCTGCTGGGTTGGCGGTGATCCGCTGCTCAGTGAGCGCCTGGCCGACATATGCCGCACCGTCACGCGCTGCGCCGATCTGCGCCGCCGTCATCAACGTGACAATCCGGGGACCGACCCGCCTCCAACCAGCGTCGAAGTCAGGACCGATCAAGTCCCACTCGCGACGAATAGCCGCCGCGGTGACCGTGATGAGCCGCTGCTGCGCCCGGTAGTGGTCAGCCGCCGACCGGAGCATTGCCGGTCTCCGTCGACGGGTTGCCGGTGCCAGCCGCGAGGTTGCGGGTCGCCGCGACGATCGGGTCAGAGATTTGCTCGGCCTCGAAGTAGGCACGCTCCTTGGCCTTGCGTGCCTCAGACCAACCCAACTCGTCCCAGTAACCCTCGCGCGACAACACGCCGGCTGCGCGGCGCTTGGACAGGGCGTCCTCACGTTGGGCAACGGTCGGCGTTGCCGGGTCCTGCCAGTCCACGCGGATTCGGTTGCCCGGAACCCACTCGCCCGTGACGATGCGGCGCGCGATCGCAGCAGCCCAGCCGAGGGTCGTGCCGACTGCGGTGTTGTGCCGCTCGACCGTCTCTACCAACTGCGCTTCGTCGGCCCGGATCGCACCCTCAGCGGGCGGATTCGTCGTGTGAAGCCCGAAGTAGCGGGCCGGGAAGCCGGTGACGGTCGCGGCCTGCTTCCCGTACATGCTCACGGCGGCCTCGAAGTTGGAGACGTCGGCGGCGTCGAGTTGCCCGACCTTCGCATCCTCTGACGTGAGGGTGTGGATCGCGTTGAAGTAGGCCTCCCAGACCGGCTTCTGCGAGCCGTCCGGGTTGACGAAGTCGCCCTTGCTAACGCCGGTCATCCACATCCGGGGGATGCCGTGGGACTCGATCGAGAACTGGAGGTTCGTCAGTGTTCGGGCGGCCGAATCAGTCAACGGGATGATGTCGCGCATCTCCGACTCGCCCTCCCACGACCCGGAGCGGCGTCGGTTCAGGTGCATGACGACGGGGACTCGCCCGAGCTGGTGGTCGTTCCGATCGACCTCCACCCATTCGCCGCCGTGCGCGGACCGCTCAACCCAGACGGTCGAGTTCGGCAGGTAGAGGACCGCCAGCGTCGGGGAGCCCTTGACCGTGATGCCGAGGTCGCCGTCGTCGCCCGACCCATAGAACCGGGCCGCAGCGGTGATCGTCCGCTTGCGCTGGTCGATGATGGCCGCCATCTCTCGGGGCGACTCGACGTGGATCAGCGGCAACTCTGGGTCGTCCTCGTTGGCCCCGACCGACATGAACGCACGCCCATAGACGAGCCGGTCCGTGTTGAACAGCGTCAGCTCAGCGTCAAGGTTGTTCGCGTCCCAGATCTCCCGCAACTGCGGATCTGCGGTCTCCTCAGACGGCAGGATCAGTGAGCGGACGTTCTGCCGACGCTCAATGGTGTCGACCAGCACCCGAGGCCAGTTGACGACCACGAGGAACCGTCGTAGCGACGGCGGGATTGCCAACCCAAGCTGCTCAACCCGCTGCTGCCCTAGGTAGTAGTCGAGCATCAGTTCGTCGTCGGCGTAGGTCGCCTGGTGGACGGCATACAGCTTGTCCAGCACTGCGGATTCCTCGGACGAGAGCGCCATCACACCCCCGTCTCAGGTCATAGGAAGAAGATCGTTGGTCCGGTGTCGGCCGCGGTCCAGCCGGCCGCGAGGGCGTCGGCTCGTGCCTCGTAGGCGAGGACGTCCGCCATGAGGACGTCGATCTTCTGATGCTCGCTTGGCTTGCCGAGGATGAACTTGTCGCCCGGCTTCGCGACCTTTCGAGCCGCTAGTGCGTGACTGCGGTATGTCGGGTCGTCGTCGTGCGTGGACAGCGCTTCGGCCATGTCCTCGCGGTAGCGGACCAGCGCCGGGAACATGCGAGTGATCGAGTTCGTGGGCCACTGAACGACCGTGTCCTCGCCGTGCTCGCCCGCCCAGGCGTCGATCTGCGTCTCGAAGTGCCGCGGGTCGGCATACATGCGGGCCACCCGGTAGCGGGTGAACATGTCCGCCACGGCCGCGTTGACCTCGCCGCGCGGAATCCGCCCGTCAGGCCATTCGTCGGGCCGCCACACGGTGGGCCGTGAATCCGGGCCGTAGGTCGGGGTGAATCGGTGCCCGTCCATCGTGACCGCCCGCAGCGCCGTCCAGTCACCCGAACGGGACCCATCGAAGCCGAGGCAGACCGCCGAGCCGGATGGCACGTCTATGGCGGCCTTTGTCCCGTCGAGCAGGCCCTCGGTGAGATACGCCCCGAGACCCTGCACGAGTCGGTTGCCGAAGAACCGCTCAGCCTGCGTCGGGTCCGTCTCGACCAGTTCGGCCGCCTCGGCGTCGATGCCCTTGACGTCCACCCATGGCGAGTCGGCATACACGATGGTGTGAATCTTGTGCCGCTGCCTCTTATCCCCGTAGGACAAATCGGCTGGCGGTTTCCGGTAGTAGCGGTAGATGTCCGGGCGACGCGACTCGAACGCCTGCTGCGCCGCCGAGTTCTCCATCGGGTCCCACGGGTTCGTGAGTTCGATGGTCCGGCCCTGCATCGCCGCGATGCCGCGACGCATCGTCTGCCACGCGTCGAGCACCTTGTTCTGCGAGGTGTAAAGCCCCGACTCGTCAGCGAGCCCACCCGTGAGCGGCTGCCCCAACTTGGACTGAGCAGCGCGGGATAGAGGGACGATCTTCCCGCGGTTCGGGAGCCGGACGAAGCCCTCGCGGACGTGCACGAACGACGAGAGCGCGTCCGATGAATGGATCATCGTTTGCAGCGGCTCGTACACGTTCGCAGTCTGGGACTCGGCGAACGCCAGCAACCCCAGCAGCGACTTCCGGCGCGGCATCCCCATCGCCTCGCCCTCCTCGTAGGCGTAAGCGAAGTCGCACGGGCAGCCGTGGTCCGAGCAGCGGTAGACCTCCCCGCCTTTGGCCCAGCCAGCGAACAGCGCCGGCCCGACACCCTCGAACAGCAGCCAGCCGGCGCCCCATGGGCTTTTGCCGGACTTCTGTGGACCAACAACGACTGAGCGCCGATAGGGGAAGGGGGCCAGCAGTCGACGCTGGTTCACGACCGCTTTGGGGTTGACCCGGTAGTGGTTGACAGTCACCTCGACCTGCCAGCCCCGGAACGTCAGCGGCTCGCCTTCATACACGCCGCCAGGAACACGGCAGTGCGCCTCGATCCAGTCCGTGGCGAGGAAGCCGAGGGTGTGCAGCGGGTCGAAGTCGAGTCGGAGTTCGTCAGTCACTTCACTGGACGATCTTCATGCGAGCGCGCGACGACTTCGGAGCGATCGGCTCGGGGTCAACCTCGGCGCGCTTCGCGGCGACTTCATCCTTGGCGATGGCCCAGCCGCTCTCTTTGAGTCCCGCCGGCGTCAATCCGATCTGGTCGGCGAACCGGTGTAGCGACCCCTTGTCGGCAGCCGTCGCCTCGCTCGCCTCGCACAGCACGTACGTGCGCACCCACATCGCAATCGTGTGCAGCCGCCATGACTCAGACGGTTGAGCCCACGCCCACGCCTGCGGAGTCCGCCACGCCCACGCCCACAGTTCGGCCTCACGCTCGGCGACCTGAGCCGTGCATGCAGTGTCGTCCTCGCGGACTTGGACCCGGTCCTTGCCCGAGCCCTCCCAATACGTGTGCCAGACGATCCGCGGCGGAAGCGGCCACTCGGGCGCCGACCCGTCGAAGCCATGCGCCGGCAGTGCCGTGAAGGATAGGCCGCGACGATCCGAGCGGCCTGACGACGGGTCGGCCTGAGGGCCAGAACGGTTACGTGCGCCACCACGGGACATGTTTGGTCACTCCTCAGCGGCCTCGCGCCGCATCGGTCAACGCACAGCCTCGCGCTATGCGTCAGGTGAGATGGTTTGGGACGTCTGAACCCTTCGCACCTCGGAGAGCCC